TAACCTGTGTAGTTATCAGCCCATATATCACCAAGGAATTTATTGGTTGAACCCTTTTGCAATATATCTAACGTCATGGTTGAGCCATCTAGGTCTAACGGAGTCATATTAGATGCACCAGCTGTAGCATCTGAACCCCCAATAATGTTGCCACTACCTCCAACTTGCTCTATGTCTAAGTTAGACGTAGCACCTGATTGATCTATATATATCTCGTTGTCTGCTGTCACCACATTCAAAGATATAAATAAAAACAATAAGCTAACTACCGTTCTTCTTCTTCCAATAGCCTTGTTCATATCCTTCCTCTATTGTTTGCAAAACAGCCGTCTCGATAGCCATCTGTAAAGCAATATTTATAGACTCATTCTCTACCATACCGCTTTCAATTTCAACTAATTCGGTATTATTTGAATAAAATTTGAACACATCAGAAGAGACGGCAGCGCTCAATATTGACTTAGTTACTAGCACTTCTAACAATATTTTTCCTGTACTAACAGATACGGTACGCAAAGAAATTGTTACAGAGTCTTGTCTGTATTCTTTAGAAGCTCCAATACCTAAATATCTAGCACCTGCACCTCCAGACTTAACATTACTTTCATACCCTATTACACCTCCCTCCATAATAAGACCAGCAAAAAGCAACGGTTTAACTTTTTGTTTTTCATCAAATGATTCTCTAGTTGTACGTATTAATTGTCTTTCTTTTGTTAAATTATCTAAACCTTTTCTCTCCACCACATCAAAAACATTTGAATGTTTCAAAGCCCTAATTAGATACGCATCAGGAGATTGTGTTATTGCCGTACTAAAACTAGCGTACTGACTATTAGATCTGCGCTGTCCTGTATCGTCTTTAAAAGATTTACCATATACAGCCACTACAGGTTTTCTTTCTGGTTCTGGTGATTCTGATAGTTTTGTTAGCAAACTACCAACTTGCGCTGATTCAATAGATCTGACTGGCGGTATGCCGTTATCTAAAGGCGGTATAATTAAAGAACAACTAGAAAGTAAAAGAACCGAGAGGTACAGTAATTTCTGTTGTATTGCCTTCTTCATCTGTAATTATTAAAGTTACCTTATCGTCTTCTACTCTATATTCTATAGTGTTGCCTTCTAATTCAAGAACACCAAAATCAGAGGCAGTTTCACCAAACAAACTATCAACCAATTGTCTGCTTAGTTGTGCGTATATTCTACTCTCTAAATTACGTATAAACCTAGCAAGCGTAGTGTTTTCTGCTTCTCTTTCCAAGTCTTCTACATAAGCCTTTATTTCTTCACGTATGGCTTCTTTTCTGTTGAACTCCTGGTTCTCTATAGTTAGATAATGACTAGATGTACCAACACCTGAAAAGCTAGGATTCTTAAACTTGTGAGTCATTTCATCTGCTTGTACTGATAAAACAACGAGCATGACGATTATCATGCAAGATATTAACAATATTTCATCAGGTCGTTTAGGAGCCATCAATCTTTCCTTTGGTCGTCTCTATCAGCTTTTGCAATTTTATTACTATCTATTAACTGCGGTACACCTAATATAGTTTTGATAAGTGTGTCTTGACGTATAATTTCGTTATCAAGAGATCTAACCCTATCTATAAGAGCAACCAGGATCCCATGCTGTGAATCTAGCTTGGTACCAAGTCTTTGTTCCATTTGCTCTATTTGATCAGCAACTTTATCATCAAGCACGTCTACTTTAGTTTCCATACCGTCAATAATACGGTTAATTAGTTTCCAAATAAAGAACCCCAGGCCTAACGCAGCAGCTATAGGAAAGCCTACTTCGTTAATAAATTGAACTGCTTGGTCCATTAATCTACCGGGGTATGTAGACCTTTTTCTATAAGAATGTCCCTGTTACGCATGTGTTCAGCTTCTACGTCATCTTTTGATTGACCGTAGTAAGCTACTGCTAAATTGGATTTAACCATAAGTTGATTGATGTTTACCCCGTCCACAACAACATCACCTAAAACTCTACCAAACTTACCTCTAGAGTCTTTAAGTTTTGTTTGTATAACTACTTTTTCTCCCTCTTCGATAGCTTCTTTTAGGAAAGCTGAAGCCATTTTTCCTCTAGCCTTCTCATCTTTGTTACGAGTACGTGACTCGGGAGTATCAATACCATATAAACGAACACGAGACTTATAAAGAATATCAAAGCCAAGATCCAAAATAACGTCACAAGTATCTCCATCAACAACTTTTTCAACCTTGCAATTGTATTCATACATTAGATGTACCTAGTGGCAACCAAACAAGTTATTAATACAGGATATATACCCCAAATAAGAGCTTCTAGTCTTTTAAATTTAGCAGATCCTTCATCAAGTCTTTTTTCAATATACTCAAACCTAATAGCAGATTCTCTTTCGTATACTTTTAAAGATGTTATGTCAGAATCTTCTGTAGTCATTTATTGTTTTTTACTCTTTTTGTTGTATAAGCTTCATTAACGTCTGGAGTTGATTCGTCATCACCAACAAACTTACCGTCTTCATCTCTGGCTCTAACTTTTACTCTTTTAGTGCCAGTAACTTTATCTACTAATTTACCCCACCACTTCATTACTTATCCTTGGCCTTGCCGATATTTAAAGCTAAAAAATCTATAACTTTATAAAGTTTCGCTAATAATTTATCTCCTTGAGGAGTAGGTGTAACCGCAGCTACAAGTGAAGCTATAGCTATAATAGCCGTTACCCACATAAATAAATTAATCCACATCATTATTCTTCTCCCTTTCCATTTAAAACAGGTTCTTCTATAACTTCCAAAGTGCTTTGATAGCCAACTAAAGCTGTAACTCTAATATCTAATTGATATTGTAGTTGTGCCATTTGCTCTTGCAGATTTTTAATTTCTTGTTGCAAAGTTTCTGTATAAGCGATTCTTTGTTGTAATTGAGGGTCTACAGGTTGTTCTGTAGTTTCAGTTGTTTCTACTGCTTTCTCTTCAGTCATTTTTACTCCTTATGAGTTTGATGCAATATACGCTTTACCTGTAGTAATGGCGGTACTGCAATCATTCTTTTTGCTTGAAGATGAACCTACCACGTTAGGTGTATTATTTTCACCATCGTAAGCTAATATAATTTCTAAGTGGTCAACATTACGTTGTACCACGTCATTTATATCAGCTTGTTCCCAGTCACCTGCTACAGCGTTTCCGTCTGTGTCAGTTGTACCACCTGCATAAGGTGATTTATTGCCATTCGTATTAATATCATTAATAAGCGTTACGCTATCTGTAGCTGCTGTTAATACTTCTGCTACTGTTTTAGCCATATTATTCTCCGTTTAATTTACTTTCTAATTCTTCGACTTTTGCCGAAAGTTCTTGTATTGCTTTTATAAGAGGATGTATAAACATCTCTTGTGATATAGCCTGTATGCCACTACTCTCTTCTTTATCCCATCCACCGAAGTCAGTTATGTTATGTTTATCTAAAGCTTCTTTAACTTCCTGTGCTATAAGACCATATAGTTTTTCTTTGTGTTCTGGTTCTGTAGCTTCTGCATCGTAATCAGGTAAAGTGTTGTCTATGTCTGCTTTGGCTTTCCAAGTAAAAGTTACAGGGTTTAAATCATTTATAAATGCTAAACCACAGTCTGTATTAGGTGTTATATTTTCTTTATATCTAACGTCAGATACTCTTGTCCAAGAAGCGTTTGAAATAAAAGTATTGTGTACTCTGTCATTACCTGTGTTTTTTCCAAAAGTAAGTGTGTTATTACCAATACTTTGAACATTATAACCAATAGAAATTTGAAATTGTGCGTTGCCTGTACTTACATGGGTATAAGCTCCTAGACATGTATTTCCTTGACCTGTTGTTATAGGTGTAGAATATTGCCCTGCTTGTTGCCCTACTCCAGTATTACCAGGACCATTAGTTACATTACCTAAAGCTGTCATACCCACAGCAGTATTTTCACCTGCACCTGCAACGCCATTAGTAAATGCGTTATAACCTATAACAGTACAATTACTGTTTGTAGTAATCGCATCGCCCGCAAAAGCACCTATCGCAACATTTTGTGTTCCTGTAGTTATCTGTGAAGCAGCATCTTGTCCGAGAGCTACATTGTTAATAGCAGTCGTAGCACTAGATAGAGAAGAGTCTCCCATAGCTACGTTTTGATAGCCTGTAGTAAGTGAGCCTCCACTAACATAGCCCATTAGTGTATTTGTACTACCTGTAGTTATTGCATCACCCGCAGCAGAGCCTACTACTGTGTTTCTAGTTGCTGTAGTGTTGGCAGCTAAAGCTGATGTACCAAAAGCATTATTATGTGATCCTGTGGTATTAGCACCTAAAGCACCATAACCAACAGCGTTATTATTAGATGCAGTCGTGTTGGCATCTAAAGCAGTTGAACCTACTGCTACATTAAATGTTCCTGTAGTGTTTAATAATAAAGCATTATGACCAAGTGCTGTATTGTTTGAAGCTGTAGTGCTAGACCCCAAAGCACCTACACCCATAGCAACATTATTACTTCCAGTAGTACTTGCTTCCATGCTACCCCTACCAACACTATTGTTATTTGTACCTGTGGTGTTTACAAGTAAAGCGTTACGACCAATTGCTACGTTGTTTGATGCTGTAGTGTTGGCATTTAAAGCAACTCTACCAATAGCTACGTTGTCTGCTCCAGTAGTATTAGCACCTAAAGCAGCTCCTCCAACTGCCACGTTATCGTTTGCAGTAGTATTGGCATCTAAAGCACCTGCACCTATAGCTACGTTTTCTGCACCTGTGGTGTTTTCTTCTAAAGCTGCTTTTCCAACTGCTGTATTAGAAGCTCCTGTGGTGTTTTTATCTAATGCTGCACTACCAACTGCTGTGTTGTTAGATGCAGTTGTATTTGCTGGCAAAGCACCTCTTCCAACTGCTGTGTTATCTGCCCCTGTCGTATTTGCTGTTAAAGCATTTTTTCCTATTGCTGTGTTGTTATTAGCTGTAGTATTTGCATCTAAAGCGTTTGCTCCTACTGCTGTATTTTCCGCACCTGTCGTGTTTGCTAATAAACTAAAATAACCAACTGCTGTATTATTAGAAGCTGTGGTATTGTTGTATAAAGAACCATGTCCAATACCTACGTTAGTACCACCTGTAGTATTTGAGTACAAAGCTTGATATCCAATAGCTATATTAGAGTCTCCAGTTGTTAAAGCATTGTATACATCTACACCTAATCCAATATTAAAATTAGCAGCATCAATAGTTCCTGTAGTCGTATCCCCAATCATTATGGAACTTGTGCCAAAGGTCTTACTGGTTATGCCGTTATAACTAGCTGCTGTAGAAGCACCTGTTGTAGCTAAATCACCACCTATAGAAACATCATCTGTAACTGTTAAATCGTCTTGTACTTTCAAGTCTACTGTAGAAAGACTAGCAAAAGCATCAACTACCGCAGCTCCACTACCAGCACCATCTAAATAAACTGCTTTTACATCACCTGGAGGTATAGTTATATTAGCTCCAGAACCTTGTGAAATTATTATATTTTGAGATCCGCTCGTCCCGTTTTCTATGAATTGCATCCTTTTCATAGTGTTTGGGCCTATTGTGATAGTACAGGCAGAGTCTAGCGTTCCTGTATATTTAAGATACATAGCTCTACCAGCATCAGAACTACCGTCTGCTACTGTAGTAGTGTGTGTATCTGCGTTAGTAGTGATTGCTTCTGTACCAAAGCCTAAAGCTTCTCCGATCAACTCCAAGTTGGTATTTGTACTTGTTCCCCAAGTTCCTGACTCATCACCAGTAGCTATTTCTTTAAGTCTTAAATTATTTACATAAGTAGCCATTTATATCTCCGTTCATTTGATTATATTACCTTTCTCTTGCATAGTTAAGCAACATCTTCCCAACCGGGAGTTTGAGTTTGATCTATGGTTGTAAAACTAGATGTTTGTGTATCTGTAATATCACTATAATTAGGTGTTTGTGATTCATCTATAAGGCTCCAAACAAACGGTTCTCCAACTTCTCCTGTAGCTGATACGCCTGTTATAGATACTATTGATTTAGCTACAACCGTAAGAGATCCTACAGATCCTGTTGCGGACACACCATCTAGTGTAAATATTTCATTATGATGTACTGTTACAGAACCAACAGATCCTGTCGCACTAACGCCAGATACAGAAACATTTGCTTCACCATCTACGTCAACTGATACTGACCCTAGTGTGCCAACTGCACTTGGACATACAGCTACAGCTTGAGCATTTACACCTACTCCAGATACAGCCCCAGTAGCTGATTGTCCAGTAGGCGTTACATTAGCCTCTGCATCTATAGAAGGTGTACCTAAAGCGCTTGTGGAAGATTGGCCAGATAGTGTGACATTAGCTTCAGCATCTATTGTTATAGACCCTAATGCGCTAGTACCTGCCTGACCTGCTGGTGTTACATTAGCTTCACAATCAAAAGTAGGTGTGCCTACCGCTCCAGTACCTACTTGTCCTGAAACAGTAATGTTGTTATCGCATTTGAGAGTAACAGTACCTAAAGCAGACGTTGCTGCACTTGGCGCTGTAAGTGTGACAGGGTTAGGTTCGCCCCACGTATCGGAACCCCAGGTTCCACGACCCCAGCCCGTTATATTAGCCATAGGCTACTAAGCTATTCTTATGATAGCTGTACTTGCTGCTGCCGCAGGAAAAACTACTGTAAAGTCTCCAGCGGTAGATGTTTTATCTCCACCAAAATCAATAGTAGCTACTGAAGCGTTAGTTGCAGAAGAGTTATAAATCATACAACCCCTAGCAGTAATCGTAGCTGTTCCAAACGTCAAATCAGCAAAATCAGTAAATCCTGTAGTGCCGCTTGAAGTAGGATCTACTCTAGTTAGGTTAGCCCCTCCAGATGTGTAATTTGTACCACTAGCTTGCCCTGTTGTGGTAAAAGCTGTAGTTGTAGCACCTAAAGTAGCAGAACTGGTATATAAAGCCAGTTTAAAAGTACCTCCGCCGCTATTTTTGAAATTATGCACACCTTCAAGAAGTTGTTTTTTAAAACTTGTAGTTAAAGTTGATGTTATAGCCATATTTATATCCTTTTTACAATTTTAGCTACATCTTCCTCTCCAGCCGTCACAAGCTCTTGAATTAAGGTAGCCTTATAAGATTTTATAGCATTACGTATATAAATCAAACTAACTTGGTATATCAAATCTTTATAAGCTCTAGCTTGTTCTTTTATGTGCGGATCTTCACTATCACTTGAGCTTAC